TAAAAGAAGTTCCTGATTATTTGAAAGACTTATTTGAAAGCAATGACGAAGATGAAAAGTATGATTTATTCGTTAGATTTCTTTCTGATTGCGGTGTTTCTTAACATAGCTTATAACGTTCCGCCCGCTTTACGCTGACAAGGGCAAAAATACACTAAACTTTGATTTACGCTAAAAGTTTACTGATACAAAACTAACATTAAATTTTACACTACAACCTTGTTTGCGTAAAACGGCTGTTATAACTCGTTTTTATTATGGGAATGTTCGACAACTTATACATCAATACAGATAAATTACCTGTTTCAGATGAAGAAAAAAAGCTATTTGGTAAAAATCCTGATTGGCAAACAAAAGATTTAGATTGCACTTTGACAAAAGTTATTATTACAGATGATGGTCTATTGCAAATAGAAAGGTTTAATTATAAAACTGTTCCAAAAGAAGAAAGAGCACATCCAACCGATGACGGAATTATGGGATTAATTGGCAGTTTACAGAAAGAAAACGAAGTTTTAGAAACTTTAGATTATCACGGAATAATTAATTTTTATTGTGATTTTAAAGGGAAATGGTATGAGTTCTACGCTAAATTTACAGATGGAAGATTGATTTCTATTACTGGCGGTTTAGAAAATGAGTTATAACGGTATCGGGCTTGGCGAAGTGGCTTTTGTGCGTTGGCTTGTGTGTCGGAAAGCCATTTTGCCAAACCCGTGTTATATGAAGTGCCGACTTATTTACAACAAAATTTAATTAGATGAACGGAATAGAAAAACAAAAAGAAAAAAAAGGGAGGGCAAATATTAATTTTTTTAACTGCGACAATGTAGCATTTATGAAAACAAAGCCTGATAACTATTACAAACTTGCAATAGTTGACCCGCCTTATGGCTTAGGAAATAGGCTTGTAGATGGTGCTGGAAAAGATGTAATGAAAAAATACAAAAAGCAGTATAAAGACAAGCAATGGGATAATGTGCCGACAAAAGAATATTGGGATGAACTTTTTAGAGTTTCAGAAAATCAAATAGTATGGGGAGGAAATTACTTTGACTTGCCACCAACAAGAGGGATTTTATGTTGGGATAAAAAACAATATATGCCAACATTTAGCCGATGGGAGTACGCTTGGACATCATTTGACAAAGTGGCTAAAATGTTTGAGCATTTTGGAAATAATAATGACAGATTTCATTTAACTGAAAAGCCTTATGAATTGTATAAATACTTATTAGAAACATACGCAAAAGAGGGATGGAATGTACTTGATACACACGGAGGGTCTCATAGTATTGCAAAGGCTTGTTGGGATTATAAATTTGACTTAGATGTATGCGAAATTGATGAAGAATATCACGAAAAAGGATGGAAACGGTTTGAAGAACACACAATGCAAACCCAACTGTTTTGAAAAAACAGAAGTGCGGTGGCTTTTTTCTTTTTGTTTTTCCTTCACGGATTTTCAATTGGAAACGGTCAGCAAGGCATTTCATATAACGTTTTGTGGCTTTGTCGTCGTTGTGGCGATTTAAAAACAAACTTAATAAATAAAAACTAAATTTTAAAATTATGACTGAACTTTCAAAAAATACCCAAGTGCCACAATGCGACAAAACCACTGTTAGCAAATCGGTCTTGATTTCGGATAAATGTAAATTAGACTTTGAAAAATGGTTAGATAGACAAAATGTTGCTCCATACAAAGTAATGTTTTATGATATTCCAATAGTAGTACAAATTGCTTATTTAGTAGAATGGTTTGATGTTGTTGGATTAAATATTTATACAAAGCCAAGATTTCATTATGGAGGTTTAAGTTTTGACGGATTTATTGACGGAATGGAAATTTCAAAAATAGAAACCGAATATTTTAAAACAAGAAATGAAGCATTTTTAAAAGCAATAGAATTGGCAAATGTCTTTTATAACGATAATTTCGTTTAGACTGTTTGCTAACGGTTTCGGGCTTGGCGATGTTTCGTGAAAGTACACACTATTTTTCGATTAATAACTAATTTTAAAAACACAAAACAATGTTTAAATTAAGCCAAATGCAGAAATATTGCCAAACACGTGTTATAACTCGTTTTTTTCTTCGGCAATATTATAAATTATTCTTTTACGAAGGTAGAGGAAATAATAGAAACAAAGGAAAATTCAGAGTTTTATACAACGACGGTAGAACTTCCGAAAGGATGTGTTACAAAGTAGCGAAAGATTATGCTTCAATTTTTGGAGGGCGTGTTTTAGACGCTTTTTAAAATGAGTTATAACGTTTTGTAGCTTGTTGCAGTGGCGTGCAAGTAAGCGAGTAGTTTCGGTTTAAAAACTATAATAACAGAGAAGCCAAAAATATTAAATTAAACAACAACCAGCCATTGCTACAAACTACTGTTATAGTTAGTGGCGGTTTTTAAAAATAAAAAGTCTTATGAAAAAAGGTAAACCATTTGTAGCAGAAAAAGCCATTTTAAAAGAAAGTAACGGAACAGAAAGAGTAGTTTATATTCAAGAAAAAGGAAGTGTAGTAAGTAGTGTTTCAAGTTCCCCTAATAGTAGTTGGGAAACACAAGAAGATGTTCAGACAAGTAAATTAACTAAATTAAAATAATTATGGAAAATAAAATAAAAGTTTTAGAAAAAGTAATAAGTGAAAAATACGCTAAATTTTATGAATTATCAAAAAATATCTTAGTAAGTGAAATGAATGAATGCGATAATGAAATTCAATCTTTAGTAAGTATTATTGTAGATATTAAAAACAAGAGTAAAATTCCTGAATTAAGCACTTTTAATTTTAGAGAATTAAGAAAAAGTAAAGGTTTGACAATTGAAGAAGTAAAATTAAAAACAGGTATTTTAGATTCTGTTATTTCAAATATTGAAAATAATATCGTAGAAAAACCTTCTTATAATAATATTAAGTTATTGCTTGATTTATATTTTGAAAACGAATCGTAGCCATTGACTATAACTACAAAATATCCGCATATTTTGTAATACTTTTTATTATAAACGCTTATAAACTATGAAAAATTACACAGAAATACAAACGTTCAAATTAGACAAAGAAATGAAAAACTTTCTTAACGTTTCAAAATTTATAAGAGATTCGATAAACAAAAACAGACCTGAAATTAAAATAAATTTTATTATATTAAATATTTATTTTAAATTTGCATATCTATTGTTCGGGCAGGTTCGATAGTTTTAAAAGAAATTTTTAAAATGCACCTAAAATTAAAGCCTGCCCGCTCGAAATTAGGTGCTTTTATTTTATATTATTATGAGTAAACAATTATTTGAATTGATGAGAGAACAGGAAATTCAAACATCAAACTTTTTACCAAACAAAAAAGAAATACAATTTAGTGCAAAAAAATTCGTAAAGGATTTAATCGGGAAAGGCGAAGTTGACAAAATGGAATTGTTCGCACAAGCTGTAAGATTAAACGAGGTTTTATCAATCGTTACAAATGGATTGAAAAACACTTTGCCAGCTGAAAACTTTGAAGCGTTCGGAATTAAAGGAACTTACAGAAATGGTGGATCAACTCCAAACTACAAAGAATGTGAAATTTGGAGCGAAATTGCAAAAGAACTAAAAGAACGTGAAGAATTATTAAAACTTGCTATGAAATCGGACAAAGAAATCTACGATGAAGCTGGAGTTTTAGTTCCAAAAGTTAGCGAAAATATATGTAAAAGTTCTTTATCAATTAGCTTTTAATTTGTATATTTACTACTTCATAATTAACAGGAGCAAGGCTTTCGCTCCGTAATTGAAAGCCATAAATAAATAAATATTATGAGTTCAAACCGCAGACAGGCTTTTCAACAGCCACAATCAAATCCAGCAACTAAATTTATTGACTGGAAATCAAATGACAAATGCTTTGAGTTTTATAACAAAGAAACGCAAGCAAAAGTACAAATCAATTTACCTTTTAAATTTTTAGTATTAGATGAACTCCACACCATTAAAGGGTGGAATGATGCAACTTCAAGCGGGATTTTTTCAAACGAAGTTAAGTTTATTTCAAAGCAAGTAATTACAGTAAAACCTTTTAAAGGGAACGAAATCGCAAAAGGTTTATACAAAGACATCAAAGAAAAAATCGTTGCAGCAGGTGGTCACTACGTGAAATCTATTTACATAATGTTAGAAGATGGAACACTTGCAAATCTACAATTAAAGGGGTCAGCAGTTCAAGAGTGGGGTTTATTCACGCAAAAAACACGCTCACGTTTAGCCGATGAATGGGTAATTGTGAAATCTACTAAAGATGGCAAAAAAGGTGCAGTTAAATTTTCAATGCCCGAATTTTCTTTTGAAAAATCTTTATCGGAAGCAGAAGCAGAAATGGCTGATGATTGTTTCAATATTTTAGAAGCGTATCTTAAAACCTATTTAACAAAAGCAGACCCAGTTGTTGAAGATATTGAAGTTGAGGTTGAAAATGTAGGTGATTTGGATTTTTAAAAAAATAGGCTCGGCAAAGCTAAACCACTCGAAAGGGTGGTTTTTTTATTTAACAACCTTAACAGGTTGCTAAATTATATTACTTTTTTATTGTTTCGGAATCGATAAATCAATAAAATATCGATAAAAACCGATTTGGAATCAATAGGCTTTTTTTGTCAATGCCTTATTTTATTGGTACTCCCTCGATGGAATCGATAAAATACGTGTTTTAATCTACCCCCCTATTATAATTAGAAAATATAATAGGGTGTTGCTATAATAGGGAAAAGTCAACTTCTATCGGTTCTAAAACTATGTAAAGCCTTTTGTTTATAGTATTTAACAAAGGAATCGATAAAAAAAGCTATCGATATTTTTTAAAATCTATCGATATTTTTTTTAAAAGTATTGATAATTAAAATAATATTTCTATATTTGCAGTACACTTGACAATGGAAAAAAAACATTATACTAATCCCATAATGAAGCTGAGGTCAAGTGCAGTGGATTTATGGGATTTTTTAATTTTAAATTTAAAAAAAAATGAAACTATTTATTACAAACAAAGATTATTTTGATGAATATTTTGCTATTGACCCAAATAGTAAAAGAGAACCATTATCTTCTAAAGAAATTCATAAAAAACTTTTTACTCAACTTTCAAAAGAAATTGATATTAACAATTCAATTCCTTTGTGCTTATTACAAAGCTATGATAATGGTGAAGGTGTAGCTATTTTTGATTTTGTTACAAAAAAAGGAGATATTTATTACTATCAATTTTCAACAACAGCATCTTAATTATGGAAAATTTAATTAAAAAAGGATATTCCATAATTCCTTTAAATTCAGACAAAAGTCCGAAAATAAAAACATGGACTGAATACCAAAAAATAAGGCTAACAGATTTATCAAAATTTACTGATAATAATATAGGTTTAATTTGTGGCGAAGTATCGGGTAATTTACTGGCAATTGATATTGATTGCAAATATGATTTATCTGGGACATTATTTCAAGATTTGAAAGAATTAATTGAAAATTCAAAACATGGTTTATTTGATAAATTTCAAATTAACACTACAAAAAACAATGGTTTTCATTTAATTTTCAGTTGTGAAAGTAAACCGATAGGGAACAAAAAACTTGCATCAAGACCAGCAACAGAAGAAGAACTTGCAAAAGGGGAAAAGGTAAAGGTTTTAATTGAAACAAGAGGAGAGGGCGGTTATATTTGTTACCCACCAACGGACGGTTATTCAATTATTAAAGATGGATATGAAACTTTGTCAGATGATGAAGTTGATATTGTATTATCTTGTTGCAGAAGTTTTAATAAAGTTGAGGTTAAAGAACCAACTTTTAAAAATAAAATTGATGAAAGTAATTTTGTAACAAGTCCATTTGAAGATTACAATAAAAGAGGTGATTGCGTTCAGGAATTAAAAAATAATGGTTGGCAGTTTGTATTTGAAAAAGGTGATAATATACACTTGAAAAGACCCGGAACAACCGACAGCAGAGTAAGTGGTAATTTTTCATTAAAGCATAATAAATTTTATGTTTTTTCAACATCAACACAATTTTCAGAAAATACAGCTTATAGTCCAGTTGGTGTTTATTGTAAATTATACCATAACGATAACTGGAGCGAATGTGCAAAAGATTTGATTTCAAAAGGGTACGGAAAAAAGCGTGAAATAATACAAAAGAAATACGCTTCGGTTATTCAGAAAATGAAAAAGGAGGGTGCAGACGAAGAAGATATTGTTGTTGAGTTACGCAAAATTGAAGGTAAATCTTTTGACGATTTAAAAGATATTATTGCAAATTATAAAACTAATTTAGGGGAAAAAATATCTACCTTTTGGAAAGTTGATATAAAACAAAATGGAGATTCTAAAATTACCATATCTTATTATGATTTTTGTAGATTTATAAATTCAGAACTTAATATTTATCGTTTTAAATTAGATAAAAATAGAGAGGGTTTTAGATATGTGAAACTATCAAAAGGGATTATTACAAGCGTTACAATGGCTGAAATTAAAGACGCTGTTAAAGATTATGTAGAAAGCCTTGAAAATTATTTTGATGGTATTTATAAAGACCAATTAATGGAAGTTTTGTATAGGAGTTCAAATAGCATTTTTTCAGACAATATGCTTGAATTTTTAGAATATACAGACGTAGAAATTTTACGTTCAAACCAAAATGAGGTTTACTTCCCTTTTCTTAACGGAGTTGTTAGAGTTTCTAAATTTAATAAAATAGAAATTATAAACTATGACGAAATAAATGGTAAGTACATTTGGGAAAAGCAAATTATAAAACACAATATCAATTTAGATTTTGAAAATATAGATTTTAGTTTTAATAAATTTTTATCTAAAATATCAAATGATGACGAAAATAGATATTTGTTTTTCTGTCAATGTATTGGTTATGCGTTATCACAATATCGTGATCCGTTAAATCCAATAACTTTAGTATTTGGAGAAGAAACAAGCGACAGCAATTTAGGTGGAGGTGCTGGAAAAGGAATTTTAATAAATGCAATTTCTAAATTGATGCCTATTACTATAATCGATGGGAAAAGTTTTAATCCTGATTCGGACTTTGCTCTGCAACGAGTTAATCCAGAAACAAGAGCTATTGTACTTCAAGACACAAAAGATAAGTTTGATTTTGAAAACCTATTCTCTAAAACAACAGACGGGTTAACTATTAGAAAACTATTTACTCCTGAATTTTTTATTCCTTATGAAGATAGTCCTATTTTTATAATTACTACTAATTATAGTATTGATAACGAAATGGGAGCGGCTCAAAGAAGATTAAAACTTTTAGAGTTTTCAAGTTTTTTTAATCATAAAAATAAACCTATTGATTATTTAGGAGAGGTTTTATTTAACAGCTGGGACAACCTAAAATGGGATAAGTTTTATACTTTGATGTTTGATTGTGTTTTGACTTATTTAGAACTTGGATTTACAGAAATTAAAGAAACTTTCAGTAGTAAGATAAAAAGAATTTCAACTAAATATGGCGATGACTTTTTAGATTGGTTTAAAGATTATTATATTGAAGATTATATAGATTTTCAAGATATTTATTTAGAATTTTTAAAATCAGCAGGTTATAATGAAAGGAGCTATTCACAGAAGCGTTTTAGTTATGCGGTTAAATTTGCTTGTTCTAGTTATGATTTTAATAGAGAAACTATAAAAGACCCAATTACAAAAAGATTAAAAATGAAATGGGATAATACTTTAGTTCAAGAAAAAAAAGAAATTAATTTAAAAGACGAAGTGGCGTTTTAATTATGAAAGAATTTAAAATTGAAAGTACAACTGAAATTTTAGAATTAATTGATAATGTAGAAATGTCAGTTATTTTAAAACGTGATTTAAAAAAAGCATCAAAGAAGTATCGTTTTTTATGTGAGTTATCTGTTTTGAAATTTTACAAAGTTTGTAAAAATATAAAAATAGTTTTAGAATTTGAAAAAATATATCCTAACTTAAAAAATGAGTCAGGATTTATGACAGCGAAACAATTAATTAAATTTGAAAGAAAAAATGGTTTTAAGAGATTATCAAATTAGAATATCTACAGATGCAAGTGAAATACTCGCATCAAAGAAGTTGGTTTGTATTTTTGCAATGGTACGCACTGGTAAAACCCTTATGGCACTTCAAACGTGCCAAAACTTTAAAGCCAAATCAGTTTTATTCATAACTAAAAAGAAAGCTATTTCAAGTATTGAATCAGATTACATTAAATTTGGATTTACTTTTGACTTGATTACAATTAATCGTGAATCATTACACACGATTACAAATAACAATTTTGATGTAGTTATAATTGACGAAGTACACGGATATACAAGTTATCCAAAAACAAGTAAATATTATAAAGATATTAAATCAAGGTTTGGTAATATACCAATGATTATGTTATCAGGAACACCAACACCTGAAAGCTACTCTCAATTTTATCATTTGTTTACACTCTCAAATCATCATCCTTTCAATGATTTCAAGAACTTTTACAAGTGGGCGAACGAATACGTAAACATAACTCAAAAGCGTTTAGGATACGCAACTGTTAACGATTATAGCGATGCACGAAAAAAGGATTTTTGGCACTTAATTCGCCACTACATTTTAACTTTTACGCAAGCCGAAGCAGGCTTCACATCAAACGTAAACGAAATGATTTTAGAAGTTGAAATGAAACCAATTACTAAAAAGATAATTGAAAAAATATGCAAGGATTTAGTAGTTACATCCTCAACAACTGGTAAATCAATCGTTGCAGATACGGCTGTGAAACTCCAGCAAAAAGTACACCAGCTTTCAAGCGGAACGATAAAACACGAAGATGGAACAACGCAAATAATAGACAATTCAAAGGCGTTATTTATTCAAGAAAAATTTAAGGATAATAAAATAGCAATATTTTATAATTTCGTAGCTGAATTAGAAATGCTAAAAGAAACTTTTTTACAAAAATTGACCACAGATTTGGATGAATTTAATGAAACCGATAAATGGATTGCGCTTCAGATAGTTTCAGGGCGTGAGGGAATCAGTTTAGCGAAAGCCGATGCGCTTGTAATGTTTAACATTCAATTTAGTGCAGTTAGTTACTTTCAAAGTAAAGATAGATTAACTACAAAAGATCGAGCCGTAAACAATGTATTTTGGATTTTTTCCAAAGATGGGATAGAGCAAAAAATATATAATGCAGTTTCCAAAAAATTAGACTATACAAACTCAATTTTTAAAAAACAATACGATGTTAGAATCAAAGATACAAACGAAAATAATAAAGATGTTAGAAGCAGAAGGATGCTTCGTTCTTAAACTAATCCGAACTAATAAAAATGGTATTCCTGATTTGTTAGTTGTGGATAAAAATAATATCGCTACTTTTATAGAAGTTAAACAAAATAAAGGAGTTTTGTCAACAATACAAAAGTATAGAATTCAAGAAATGAAAGCAAAAGGTTTAAACGTAAAAATATGGCAAGACTATGGAATTGATTTTGAAATTACCAAATAACAAAGAAATCTTTACAGACCTCCGTTTGCAAACTGGATCAACTGGCAGACCTTTTAGGCTTATCGGAGTAGTAAAAGAAACTCGAAAGCCTTCAAAATGGATTGATAAATCTGAAAAATGGCACTGGTTTTTAGAATATCGTTATACAGATAAATTAAACTTACAAGAGGGATTTAATGTTGAAATAGATTATAACAATAATTTTGTCAGCTTTTTTAAAATTATATAAATATGTAAAAATTATACTAATAGTTTTATATAAATCAGACCTTATACAACAATCTTTTTAAATAAAAAAATATATTTTTAAAAAAGTTGAAATTAAATTTGCATTATAAATTAATAATAATTATGAAAAAATCAAAAAAACAAGACGGAATAATTTTAATTAATGGAGTTTCATTTGTAGAATTTAATTATTCATTAATGGGTTTCAAAGTTAAAGACAAAAAAACAAAATCCATTATACCTAGATTTATACTTTTTTGGTCGGGAAAAAAAATAGAAGAAATAAAAAAAGAATATAATTTAGTAGATTATTAGAACTATTACCTTTCGTGTTCGTTTGTTGAGTGTCCTTCTTAATGGCACATAACGTACGTTTTGCAGATAAACGAAAGCACAATTAGCGTTGGCTTTAGCGGTGGGATTTTGGCTTTTGCTTATGTGCTGTTAGCGGTTCGTGCCTTTCGGAATAATAATTTAAAAGTAATAATAAAATGAAAAAATAAAAACTATGAATTACGATAATCAAAGAAGCAATTTAATTTTTAATACTTTAATAAAGATTTTTATAATTTTAATTATTTTAATTATTATTAGTTTAATTTTAATTTTTTAATAAAATGAATACAACCTTAAAGATTACCCACTCTATAATTACAAATCAAATAGCTTTAAATCATAATGAAGCAATAAAACACACACCCTTTTATAAAAAAGAACTAAAGCAAAAAATAAACCTTTTATTGCCAATACTTATAAAAGCTGAAAAAGAATATGACGATTTTTTTAATAATATTGAAGATAGTACCAGCGAAGTATATAAGGTTTATGATGATTACATAAAAGCAGTCGCATCTGTACCAATTTATGATGCAAAAAACATAACAATGATTATTGAAGCATACAAAAAAGACCCAAAAAGCATTGATGGAATTGTAAAGAAAATAAATACAAAATGATAGACGATAGATTAATGTTTGAACTTATTGCAAACAGATATTTGGACGAAAACTCAAAAGCAGTAGGAAATGAAAAAAAACCTAATTACAGCAACAGAGATTTTATGAATATTGTAATAATATTTCAAACTGCTTTGATGGATAAAATGTACGATAATCAAGAATATGATAAAATGAGCATTGTAGATAGAAGTAATATGGCTACTAAATGCGGATTAGATTTAAGAAAATTAATTCATACTTACACTGGACTAGATACTCATAATTTTAAGGAGTTTTTGTAAAATGAGTTATAACGTTTTCGGGCTTGGCGAAGTGGCTGAACCCGAACTTAAATAGAATTACTAAACTTTAAAATTAAAAACGAATGATTGATAGAATTACTGAACAGCCATTTTGCCAAACCCGTGTTATGCGTAGTGTTTTAGTCCACGCTGATTGCTTTGATGTGTTTCCATACATTGCTGATGAAAGCGTGCAGTTAATACTTTGCGATTTACCTTATAATGTAACGGGTTTAAAATGGGATTGCTTATTGAATATGCAAGAACTTTGGAAACATTATGAAAGAATTATAAAGCCGAATGGTGCAATAGTTTTAACTGCCATGCAACCATTTACAACTGAATTAATAAGTAGTAATAAAAAGATGTTTAAATATACTTGGGTATGGAATAAAGTAAAACCAGGCAATTTCTTAACAGCTAAATTAAAGCCGATGCAGAACCATGAGGATATTGTAATTTTCTCAAAAGCAAATACAGCTAATTGCAATAAAAACAATATGCTTTATATCCCACAACTTGAAAAAAGAGAAAAAGTAAGAAAGTATAAAAAAGAAGCTGATAGCGATATTTATGCAAGAAAAAATACAACTTCAATAGAATACACAACAGATTTTAAATATCCGAAATCAATACTTGAAATTAGTAATGCTAACCAAAAAAATAAATTACACCCAACTCAAAAACCTTTGGAGCTTATGAAATACTTAATCAAAACCTACTCAAACGAAGATGATGTAGTAATGGATAATTGTATGGGTAGTAATACAACTGGGTTGGCTTGTAAAGAGTTAAATCGTCAATACATAGGAATTGAAAAAGATAAAAATTATTACGATGTTTCGGTTAGCAGGTTGCTGTCTTAACATTACGCATAACGGTCTGCCCGCTTTGCGAAGGCGGGGATTAAAATTACTAAACTTTAAATATAGCACAAATGATTGATAATAGCACAAAACTTGAAACAAGCACCGAAGCCCCGCTTTTGCAAAACGGCTGTTGTGCGAAGTTTTTAATTAAACAAAGAAAAGAAATATTTGTAAAAAAAGTTTCTGAATTATTAAGTGGTATTTTATATGAAAAGTCGAGAGTTGCATATGATATTCATTCAGATAATTTCACGATGTTTATTTATTTTGGCAAAAGAAATACTAATTGTTTAGATGCTTTTTTTACAGGAAAATCAAATTATTACTTTGGTTCAATGGATGAAAAAGAAATAAAAGAAGAAATGAATTTTCAAGAGGAATATTTAAAAAGTGAATGTCAAAGGCTATCTAAATTTATGATAGAAGATTTAATCTTTCACTTTGGAAATGAATATACTAAATATGTCAAGTTGCGTTGTTTTTAAATTTCGCACAACGGTAAGTATAACCGTCAGGTGGGGGATTGAAAGCTCCGAGCCTTTCACATTGACGATAAACTAAATTAGGAGCAAATAACTTGCATTTGGCACGATGCCCCCACTTGCGGTTATACAT